CACCGATGACCCGCGAGTAGTAATCCGGATGACGTTTAGGGTGCTCACGCCTGGCTGGTTAGGTCGGCGTCGAGGAAGTCTTGTGTCGGTACGAATGGATACCTTTTTGGGCGCCCAACCTTTTGAGCCGTTGTGATCCCAACCGGATAAAGGCGCCTGTTTTGGGACTCGGCTGTCGATGCTGGTGGCGAGCGGTTTTGCGATCCGCTGGACGTTTTTCATGAACGACTTTTTGAGCTCGGGCTCGACCTTGCCTAAGACACGCAAAGATTCTTGAAGGCCTTGTATTTGGATGCTCATGGGTTTTTGTCCATTTCCACCAGGATCCTAACTATCTCGTCGATCACCGTTGGTGGGCTGTCCATGAGCTCTCGAGGGCTGATGCCTAGCCGAATGGAGAGCTGTGCGATCAGGTTGACGTATCGTCCGGACGCTCCGGCCGTCCTTTTGGGACGACGGTGATGTCTTTCACCGTGTCAATGAACTGCGGCCATGGTTTGACGGTCACGTTGCTTTTGCGGCAGGCCTCATAGGCGAGGTAGTTGATCTGTTTGAATTTGACGGGGTTGAACATCTGCTCGGCGGCCTGTCCTGGGTGTTTGTCCTCCCAGGCGCAGGCCACCGCGTAGGTGATGGGCACCGTGTGTTCCGAGTCGTCGGTAAAGACGACTTTGAGTTCCATTCCAATCATGTCGGGCTCCTAACTGGATCAGGTGATGTCGCGTGCGAAAGTTCCGCCGGTGAAGGTGACGTTGACGGTTGAGAGGGCGCCAACCTGGCTTGAGATCGGGGTGAAGGATGCGAGCATCGCGTTCGTGATCGTGTATTCGGGGTTGGAGGCCGATTCGGTAGTGCCCGAGGGCGAGATCACGAGGGTGGTGTTGCCGTCGCCTACTGCGTCGTAGAGCGTGGCTTCGATTTCGCCTGCGCCGTAACTGTTGAACATGGTGAGGGTCACGTCGACCATTTGGAGGCCTTGGGTGAACTTGTGGCCGGTGTCGCCCATGGCGGTCGTTTCGAGGCTGTCGTAGCCGACGGTGAGGGTGACGGCCGAGCATTGGTCGGATACGTCGACGCCGCCGATGCTGACGGTTGCGTTGGATAGGAATGTGGTGGTTGCCATTTGGGCTCCTTAGTTGCGCCGTGAGCCTATTCTCACGGTCAGGTCGTATGCGGGGATCTCTTGGTTGCCTAGAACAGCCAGGGATGGTTGGCCGCCGGTGACGGCTAGGCCTTGGTCAGCCATGAGCGTGTCGATCGTCGTCAGCAGGTAATCCGAGGCGTCCTGGTTGCCTGGCGGTGCGGCCAAGACTCGAAGGATGAAGGTCAAATCCCCGACGTTGTAGGTAAAGCTGGTAAACGTCGGGAGCTCGATGAAAACGGTGAGTGGTCGGGCATTGCGCGGGTCGGTCACCGGCACTAGGCCAAGGGCTGTGATGCGGTTGGCGATCGCGGTGACTGCTTCGGCAAAGATTCCTGTGGCGGCCATACATCACGCCACCTGGGCTCGGTTACAGCCGAGCAGGGAAAGGATTTGACCCATCGACAGGGTTGGTGATCCACCGGTCGAGAAATCTTGGAACGATTGGATGCCGTCGATCGAGCCTCGAGAACGGTATTGGCTGGCGGCGTACACGATCGTGCCGAGTTTGACGTCGCCGCCTGGGACGGTGGTCAGGCTGTCGAAATAGCCGGATTCCTGTCGTTTGCGGTATGCCCAAGCGTTCGCGGCCGATACGCAGGTTGCTAGGAAGGCTGTGTCGTTCGCGGTGGCTGAGGCGATACCGAGGAACTCTTGAACCATCGCGGAGGTGATCCAGGAGCAGGTGATCGTGTAGTCAATCGTGCCGAACGGATCAACGGCGTCAGGTTCAAGATCGTCGCCAGAATCCAGGTAAAGCACCTGGTTCGGAATCGGATAGTCGGCGTCGTAGAGCAGGACGCCGTAGTTGTCGACGCCGATGAACTTGAACTCGGGGATGGCGACGACAACGTGCGTGCCATCGAGGCCATCCCCGAGCCCTGCCACAACGATCGACTGCCCGACTGCGATGTCGCTCGCCGTGAGGGTTTGAACCACGGCAACGTCGTCCAACCTCATGCGGTGAGTGATGGAGTACGTTGCCATGGTTCGGAATGCCTATCGGGTCAGGATGCGGTGCGCTTGACGAACTTGCTGGCGTCGAGCATCACCGGTGCGAAGTATCCGCGGAAGGCGATGGTGCGGGCCAACAGGCTGGGGTTCTCGATCGAGACGACGCCCTTCTGCTGCTCCCAGCATTCGAAGCCGTCGCCGTTGCCGACGATGATCGTGCCAGCCGCGAAGTTGCGATCCACGACGACCTTGAGGCCGAAAGCGGTGGCGTCGACGTTGCCAGGCTGGAGCGTGCCAAACGCGTTCATGGGGCCGATTTGCGGGAACAACGGGCGGCCGCTGGTATCGGCAAGTGCGCCGAGGTATTCCCACATGTCAGGCGACAGGAACAGGTGGTTCGGCAGGTTGCCGTTGGAGGCCGAGAGGATGGTGCTCGCGGCGTCGTACACCCAGGCGACCCACTTGGCCGGATCGTCGAGATCGGCGGCGGCGAGAACCGAGGTGGTGGTGGCGCCCGAAACGAGAGCGTCTGCGGCCACGTCGTCAGTTTGGTTCGCGTAGATGCGGCTCATGTCGTCGACGAGAGCGCCGAGCACTTCGGGGGACGACCAGTCGATCGACGCTTCGGACAGCTCGACGTAGCCACCGTAGATGGCTTTGGTGACCTGGATGTCATCCACGACGAACGTGCCCTGGGTGATTGTGGAGCCCTGGGTGACGGTTCCGATCGACGTGTGGGTCGTGACCTTCGGTCGGATGAACACCTTGCCACCTTGGGGCATGGCGCGAGCTCCGACGGCGTCGATGACAGGGCGCAGGCCGCGGAAGTTGTTGTAGATCGGGGAAACGACCGGGATCGGCATGAGGCCGTCGAGGTCGGTGGTGGTGACGTCGGGTGCGGCGGCGCGGATGCGTGCGTTCATCTCGGCGAAGCGTGCTCCACCTTCAAATGCGGCCGCGATCCATTCGCCAGGTGTCGGCAAACGGAACTCGCGTCGGGGCTCCGCGTAGAGCGGGAGCGTGGGGATGATGGCCGGAGCCGAGGCCTCGACCGGGGTTGCTTCTGACATTGAGTCCTCCTCGGGCTCGATTGGTGTGGTTTCTTGTTCGTCGGGCTCATCCTCCGGAGCGGAGGCGGCGACTTTTTCAATCCGAGCCTGCTCGAAAGCAGGTTCGGCGACGATGGACAGTTCGACCCAACGGCCTTCGGACACGATCATGGTGCCGTCGTTATCGAACGTAAACTTGGTGGGGACGACACCGACGCTAACCGAGTCATAGGCACCCATTTTGAGTAGCTCGAGCGTGTCGGTGGCGTCGCGTGTATCGGCGAGGCGGGCGGTGAACATCATTCCTTCGGACGTGTTGACACGTTCGGTGACGATGCCGCGAACCTTGCTGGAGTCGTGACCTTCCAGGAGGCGAGGGGGGCGCCCGTCCTCCGGAAGGCTCCCAGGCTGAAACGTGACCTTCTGCCCGAGACTGTCGGTCGTGGAAATGTTCCACGGGACGGCGAGGCCGGTGATCGAACGCGACGGTAGGCCGTCTTTGGCGGCGGCGTCGATCGTAAAGTTTCCGGCGGTGAAGCGAATCATTCGGTGACATCCTCTCTGATTGAGGTCGGTGTGTCTACCAATGGCGATTCGACCATGTCGTTGTCGCCGAGGTAGTCGTCGAGATCAAACTCGATGTGTTTGCCTGCGGCGATGACGTTGTTACCGGAAAGGGTTTCCTCGATACAGTCGATGTACGGTTTGGCGCCGAAAAGGTAGAGATCTTGGCGGGCTTGTAGAGCGTTCTGGTAGGTCATGCCGGTTCCGGTCGGTGCGCCAACGAGGTACGGCGGGATGTTGGCGAGGCGAGCCAGTTCAAGTGCCTGGTATTGGCGGGCTTCGACGAGCTGAAGTTTGGCGGGGTCGCTCGAAAACTCTTTCCATTCAACGAACTGGTTGAGTGCGCCGATCGCGTTGCGTTGCCTGGCGGCTGACCACGCGGCGGCCATTTCGCCGAGCTCGTCGCCGCTCATCGGTTCCGAACCTGGCGTCTGCTGGAGGTAGCCGGCCGCGATTTCGTTGGCGGCGAAACGTCGTGCCGCGTTGTCAAGTTTGTAGGCGGTGTCGATCGC